GCTGGTACAAATATCACATCTACAAACGTAATTGCTCAAATGACTTTGGTTTACAATCAAATTCCAAAAGCATTGAGAAATCGTAAATCGGAAGTTAAATGGTTTATCGCTTCAAACGTTGCTGATGCTTACCGTTTGGCAGTTGCTACACAGTCAGCTGAGGCTTACACTACAAAAGATGCTCCATTGACTTTCTTGGGTTATGAGTTGACAATTGGAGAGGGAATGACAGATTCAACAATGACTTTGTCTTTACAGTCTAACTACATTTTCCTTGCGGATTTGGTTTCAGACCCAAGCGACATCACCACAATCAACATGAAAGAAACAACTGGAGATAGAAAAATCCGTGTTATTTCTGACTTCAAAGTAGGTTTCAACTACTTGAACGATGCTGAGTGGGTAACTTACAAAATCGCCTAACATTAACGAGGGGGTTTAATTGCCCCCTTTTTATTCACATTTAAAAATACATACTATGGCTTGCGAAGCATTAGAGGGAATTGAGTTAGGTTGTGAAAGAAATAGCGGAGGACTTCATCAAATTTTGGTGGGTGACATGGCAGATATTTCTGCACAAACTGTATCACTTCCTACTTGGAAAATCACAGCAATGACAGTAGACAACGAGCCTATTGAAATTGCCGTTAAAAGAAAAACATCAAACTATGTAGAGGACGAACAAAACGATTTCGTTAACGGGTCGGTTGTTGTTACCGCTACAATCACAGCAATGTTGCATAGACGTGACGCTGATAAATCTCGTAAATTGAATATTTTGGGCGCGGGCCAAAGATACCTTTATGCAATCTGTAAAGATGCAAACGGATTATATTGGTTCTTCCCAAATGTACAACTTCAATCAGTTGGTGAGGGGTCAGGTCAAGAGCGCGCAGACGGTTCAAAATATTCCGTTGTATTGGTTGGAGAGAATGACCAACTTGCATACGAAATTGAGAGCGCAGTTGTTGCTGGATTATTCTAAATTTTAACTACTACTAATAAATTAAGGTTGTTCAATTTGGACAGCCTTTTTTTGTGTCCTATTATTTACATGATTTATTTAGAAAAGAATATTTCCACAAACATAGCATTGACTTTAAAAGAAAGTTCTTTGTTATCGCTTCCTTATTACTTATTCCATTTTGTTAACGAGATAAACAAAAGCGAAACGTTTGTGAGTTTTGAAGATATTAGCGGTTATCCTGAACGATACAATTTATTTACAATGCAATTAGACTATGTTAAAGGTCAATATACCTATACAGTCTATGAAAGTATACTACCTGACCCCGAAACGATAGCGGATACTACGGGGCGTATTATAGAAACGGGTATCATGATTATTCACTCCGATGAGGATGCAAACACAAATATTTATTTATGAAAATTTTAGGTATAAATTTTAGCAGAAATTCAGTCGTAAGGACAGAGCAACAAGCATACAGTACACCGTTTGGGCAAATTGGCGACGGTAACTTATCATTACCTTTTATTCAATCGCAAGTACACAAAGCGGGTGTTATTTACTTTGGCCAAGATAACTTATTCCCTAGTGTGCTAGATCAAATGTATTATACTTCGCCTATTCACGGGGCGGTTATCGACTTTACAGTAATGGCGGTTATCGGTGGTGGTTTTACAGTTGATGGATTAAGCGACGGAAAAGACAAGGTAGCGTTTGGCGTATGGTCACGAATGAATAAAGTTGATAGAAATTTAGAAACGGTTGCACGAGATTATAAGATGCACGCTAGAGTACATTTTCTTTTGAAGTATTCAGATAGTGGAAAGTTCCTTTGTATGGAAAGATTACAACCCGCTTCTATTCGTTACCGCTTTGACGGCAACTATGAATTTTCTAGCGATTGGTCAACTGGTAAAGAGCGAAGATTTTTAGAAGCATACCACCCCGCTAAAGTAGGAAAGTATAAAGAAATGCTTTACACATTTGGCGAAGTTGGCGCGGGACAAGACATTTATCCTATTCCTACTTATTCAAGTGCGTTAAATTGGTGCTACCTAGATGGTGAACAAAGTTATTTTCACAAATCAAACCTACAAAACTCAATTTTTCCTAGCCTTATAATTAGACGCCCTAAGCGATTCGGTTCTAAAAAAGAGGTCGAAGATTTCAAAGACGGTTTGATGAATAACAAAGGCGCGAAAAACGCTGGAAAAGTATTCGTTTTAACGGGCGACGGTATGGAAAACACGCCCGAAGTAGTTACTCCAAGCGCACAAAACAATGATAAACTTTTTGAGGGTACAAGTAAGGAGTTGAAAGATAACATTTGTTTTGCTCACAAAATTAACCCGTCGATAATGGGCGTAAAGGTTGCGGGTTCTTTGGGTAACGCTCAAGAGCTTGAAATGAGTTACGCTATTTTTGAGAAAAACGTAGTATTTCCGATGCGTAGACAATTGGAAAATATGTATAACGAACTTTTACAAATCGCAAACGTTAACGGAACTTTCAATATTACTGGATTCAAGATTATCGGTGAAGAAATTGTTGGGGGTGAAGAAAGTAAAATCAATAAAACGGGTGAATTACTTAATGCTATGTCGCCTTTACTTGCAAATAAAGTACTTGATAACCTTACAATCAATGAAATTAGACGTATTGCTGGACTTGCAGACGTTCCCGACGGTGATAAACTTGCAAACCCAAGCGCACCAAGTAACAATCCCGAAACACCTATGATATGATTTATTTCGTTACAGAAAATTACTTAAAGCAAAAAACACCGATAACTCAAAACGTTAGTGCCACCGATGTGATGCCGTTTATCGAGCCTAGCGCAAGCGGTTGGATGCAGTCGATACTAGGTACTTACTTTTTCAATCACTTATTGACCGCTTACAACGCACAAACATTAACGAGTGATGAAGAAATATTAGTTGAAAAGATTAAACCCGCTGTGGCGTGGCGTGCGACTGTTGACTGCGTTCTAGGTCTTACATACCAACTAAAAAACAAAGGACTTCAAAAGCAAAACGGTGATAACTCCGAAAGTGTTGACCAAACAGAAACAACATTTGTGATGCGACACTACGAACAAAAAGCGGAGTTTTTTGAAATGTTTGTAAGAAAGTATTTGAAATCAAATAGAGATTTGTTTCCTGAATTTACAAGCCAATTAAATAGAGATTCAGAATTAGCGCCACAGAACGATGATAATTTTAACACTGATACAATGTTTATATGATTAGTTATTTACAAGCAGTCAATGTGATTAAAACATTTGCAGACGACCATTTGCAAATTAATAGATTTGATTTTGAGTTTAAAGAGCAAATGCAAAATTTAGCTACCTTAAACGAAGCGTATCCGTTTTTGTATGTAGTTCCTTTAGCAAGTGATACAATCACAAATGTGAATGAGTTTGAGGTTGAAATTTATTGTGTGGATAGGTTACAGAAAGATCGTACAAATGTCAACTATGTAGTGTCAGATACCAACCAAATATTAAACGATTTAGTGTTATGGTTAGAAGAGGGACAAGATGACATTGAGATAGTAGGAACTGCAACGCAAACACCGATAAACAACGATTTATTAGACTATGTAGGCGGTTGGGTTTTACGTGTACGTTTGCAAGTTGAAAAAATTGGACTTTGTGAAATTCCATTAGGGGGTGAAATGCCACCTCCACCAACTTGTGAAAACGCTACTTTCCAAAATTCAGATGAATCATTTGTAACTACAATTGCAAGTGGTGATACCTATACAAGTGAAGATGTTACGGTAAATGTTTACGACCAGAATGAAACCTTTTTAGGAACGGCCACAAACCCTAGCAACGTAGATTTTAATGTAGTTGTAGAGTTAGAGCCTTGCCCACCTAGCGAAGTAAATGCAGAAGCGATAAACTCACTTAATGAAATTGTAAATACTGCAGTATTAACACCGACAAACAACCAAATCTTAGCACCCGATGGAATAGTGCATATCAAAAAAGAGAATGACGGTACAATAGCAAATGTTTTGACACCATCAGGAAACACAACAGAATACATAATTGAAAACAATGATATTACTGTAAACCTTGCAAATCCATTTTCTATTCATGCAGAAGATTCTTTAGATATTCGTTTACATAAAGCCAATGGAAACGATATTACACCTAGTTCGGTAACCCATCAAGGTAATCAAAATAGGGTAACAGTTGTTGTTCCTAATAGCGTAATCACATTGAAAGATAGTGCAGCAACAACTATAAGCACTACAAACGTACAAGCAACTGAAACCGCAAATATTACAGCCCCTGACGGATTAATTAATATTAACGGATCAAGTGTTGGAGGTGTAAAGTCAAACGGGACACGAAACCTATTCGTAAAATTAAACGGTACTAATTCGGGAGTTTACGATGGAGTGGATACGATTAACGTAACTTCAACTGATGCGTGGGTACGAAATCCAGATTGGTTGCCTTTGGATACCGTTACATCAGGAAGTCAAAAATTTTCAGGGTTGTTTGCAGTTTATGAAACGCAAAAAAATGTTTGCACCATCCAATTCACCACAGGAACACGCACTATAAATTGGGGTGATGGAACAACGCAAAGTGCTTCTGGAACACTTTACACAAAAGTTTACGACTATGCAACTTTGTCAAGTCCTGTTTTAGTTGATGAATTTGGATATAATTACAAAATGGCGGTTGTAAATATTCCGATGACGAGCGCAACTATACTATACATAGATAGAAATACAACGGCAACTTTGATAAACAACGGACGTTCATTAAATTGGTTAGATGTCGCTTTGGATTGTTCAACATTAACGCTCTTTTCCCCAAGCGGTCAGGCGATTGCAAATAAACTACAAAGATTATTAATTTACAACGTAGGCACAACCATTGATGGTGGGGCTTATTTTACTCAAATGATTCATTTACGAGTATTAAAATTTCCATTTACAAAAATACAGGGTTCATCGCAAACTTTTCAAAATTATTTAGGCGATGTAAG